TATGTGTGATAGAAGAATAGAATGAAGCCCCTTGAGTGATAGAGCGGGGCGAGACTCCGCATCCGTTGACCACTGCGCTCATTCTTACGCAGTATGAGATAGCCTCCCCCGAAGGGGAGTCATTACTTGGAAGTAATGGCTGTGACCATCTCTGCACTAATGTCATAAGGGGTGCTGTTCCTTCCTACGAAGATGCACTTGCCTGTCGAGGGATCATACTCCATGTTAAACCATACTGGAGTCTTCACTTCCTTGACTTTGCCCTTAACATCAACACGTTCAATGACAATGCGTTCAAGTTTGAATTGAATCATAATTAGAACCTCTTTAGTTAAGATTAAAAACCATTTTAAGGGTAGGGGGTGTGAGTATAGGTCGCACTGCATTTGCCAACTATTTTTTCAGATTTTACATTGAAAATTAGATATCAGTTTATCACATTTCCTCTTGATTTATATTTGCACATTATTTACCTTCGAGGGTGAGGTGGGGGGTTTAAATAGTATATATACAATATAAGAATTACAGTTAATTACAGTAGGAGTCGAATCTGGTAAAGCGTAAATTTCTGCATGGCTAAATTAATCGAAGAATTGGCAACGTTACCCCGAGCTGGACAAGAATTTGTTTTGTCAGGTCTAGCAAATGATTATATTCCAATAGAAATAGATGGTATTGTGTATGTTATCCCAAAAGAAGTAGACAGACTTATAAAAAAATTGGCACACGTACTTCACAAAGAGGAGGAATTAAAGTCGAGCATGGGAAAATAAGAGGGGTTAAATACTTCGTTTACGAATCAAGAGAAGAATTTAAAAAGGAACTAGGGCTTCCTATTAAATATTGGAAAGATTCACCTGAAGAGGGAGACTGGGTGGAATCTGATGATGGAGGCATAGTTCAGATATTAAAAGTTGGGAAAATTAAGCATCCTAACGACAGAAAGAATTATAAGGCTAATGATTGCTATGTACGAACAATTGTAGGTACATTCCTTGTTAATGACAAGTCTAAAATGGATACGGATTTTAACCAACATCCTAATCGGTATACTTTTTCCAAGAAACTGAAGTATGCATCCGATAATTTTAATTCCAGAAAAAAAATTACAAGTAAAGAAAGAGTGTTTACGACTCATGTTATTACAGGTACACCTGCTGTAGATGCTGCTAAGAACGCATACAATCTGGATGATTTTCAAAAAGCAAAGAGTAAGGCAATTGTTTTACTTAAACAGGAGAGAATTATGAGTGAAATAGAAAGGGGGGTAAATGATATAGCCAAGTCTTTAGGTATAAATCATGAATATATCCTCCATAAACTTAAACATTTAGCTGATAGGAGTGATGATGATAATATTATATTACAATCTGCTAAAGAACTTGGTAAAATTATAGGTACAATAGGTAATATTAAGAAAGATGTCGGAGTTGTGGGACTATTTAAAGGCTTTTCCCGTGAGCAACTAGAGGCTACTAACCAGCAAATAGCTGATAAACCTTTGGAGATACAAAATGGGAACAAAGAAGAATCAATCTAAATTTGACCTAAATGATTATAAAAAGGGTGCAGAGTTAGCTGAACTTTACACCACAAGATATGCCGCTGAGGTTATGGGTGTACATCCAAGAACAATCAGAAAATGGAAGGGGATAGTAAAGCAACAAAAGATAGAAGAAGATTTTTCTGTTGAGGATTACTCTACAGGGAATGAGCCTATAGGTGATTTAATTGAAAATAGAATAAGAAAGTTTGATTTAAGGAGCAAAGCCACAAGTGATGAAATATTACTTAATGTTAAGATCAATATAGATGGTCCAATAGGTATTGCTCATTTTGGCGATCCTCATATAGATGATGATGGTACTAATATTGCTCAATTATTGATGCACGCAGATTTAATACAAAATGCTGAGGCTATGTTTGGGGGTAATATAGGTGATAATCAAAATAACTGGATTGGAAGATTGGCAAGGTTATATGGTGAACAATCTACTTCAGCTAGAGAATCTTGGAGATTAACTGAGCATTTTATCACAAAAGTTGATTGGTTATATTTAGTTGGTGGAAATCATGACGCTTGGACTGGTCCAGGTGACCCATTAGAGTGGATGACCAGTCAAAAGAATGGTATTTTTAATAAAAATGGCGTAAGGATGAATTTAATTTTCCCTAATAAGAAGGAAGTGAGGCTGAATGCAAGGCATACTTTTGCAGGACATTCAATGTGGAATACAGCTCATGGATTAGTTAAAGCAATACAAATGGGGTGGAGAGATCACATATTAACTGCTGGACATACTCATGTTAGTGGCTATCAAGTTCTCAAGTGTCCTGCTACTGGATTAATATCCCATGCATTGAGAATTGCTTCTTATAAGGAGATTGATAGATATGCTGTAGAAAAGGGATTACCTGACCAAAATGTGTTTAAATGTCCAGTGACAATTATTGATCCCCAGTATGCCGATAACGATAATAGATTAATTACTACAATTTTTGACCCAGAAGAGGGTTGTGATTACTTAGCATGGAAGAGAAGAAAGAAGTAAACATTAATTTAAGGGATGTGTCTAAGGCAGAAGAAGTCTTAGAATTAGCTAGACATTCTCTTATAGCTTTTGGCAAACTGTTTTTGCCTGGAGACTTTGGTAAGTCAAAATCCCCTCCATTTCATTATGAGATAGCTGATGCATTATTAGAAAATACAACTAAAAGTCTTGCCTTAATTCTACCTAGGGGAAGTGGTAAGACGCAACTGTTCAAAACCTTCCTTATGCACAGAATTCTTTTTAAAGACCCTGATGAACTTATGTTTATGGCTTGGGTATCTGATAACCATAGGAAATCTGTTCTAAATCTTCAATATCTTAAACAACATTTTCAAACCAATGATATGATACATTATTATTTTGGTAATGTAGAGGGTGTAAAATGGACAGAAACTGATATTGTTACCTCTACCAAGGCTAAATTGATCTCAAGGTCTAATCTCTCAAGTGTTCGTGGAGAGAATTATCTTGGAAAGAGATATGATATTGTAGCTGTTGACGATGCAGAGAGTGAAACTAATACTGTGACTCAAGATGCTAGGGAGAAAATTAAGAATATTATATATAATGGTGTCAAACCTGCTTTAGACATAAACACTGGAAGGCTTATCTTTGCTGGTACTCCTGTTCAT